TCTTCGTGGTCTCCATAGCCTGTGGCGAGTAAGCCTATCTGCTCCGCTATTGTTGCAGGTTTTTGATAACCACCTGTCTTTCTAATGGACGGAAGAACCTCTCCGGCTACCCAGTCAGTAAAGCGTTCTGCACTTTCTTTGCGGCTCTGGAAGATTACTTTGTAAAGATTAAGTTCGTTCACGAAGTTTGCATTTTGTCTCCTGCCCACGCTGTCGATGACCATACTAGTAGTAACCCCATCGGGTTTTAACCTTGATTTGACTCTGCTAGGTTGTTCAAGGTCCAATGCGTGGCAAACATCCGCTAAGCAGAAGTACGGTTCGTCATTAATTATCTGAGTCCGAATTGAACCGAACTCATTGTTTTCGAAGATTTGAATATTTTTCATCTAGTCGCCTTCTTTCTGTTCTTCACGTTCCTGCTTCTTATTGCTTGCCATTGCTTCACCCATACCAAGTAAGTAGCCTTTATTAAATTCAGACATATTAGGAATAGCTTTTGTTATAGCTTCAAGAATCTGTTTTTCTTTTTCTGACATTTTTCAACACCTCTCTTTCTCGACCTGCCATCATCAGTACCGGGAGGTCATTCCCGGCAGACGGTCATTTCTGACCGTTTCGGCTATTTATTTTCTAAAATAATTTCAAGCACATTTTTTTCTGTCACTCTCATATCAGTAACTCTTTTGTCTAAAAGCTCGTCCGTTTCATAAGCCAAAAAGTAGTCCGCATAGTGCTCTGTTTTGAACTTCATACCAAACATTGTTACTACTGTTCTAATTAATGTGCTATTGTCGATTACCATTAAAATATCGCAGAATTTCATTTTGTTTTCCCTCCTGTGTGGTTGTCTTGTGTTTCTTAGCTTAGTTATACTTTATCATAACTCAGATAAATTGTCAACAGTTTTTTATAACTCAGTTATATTTTTTATTGACTTTGTAATTACTATGGTGTACTATACTAATTAGAAAGGAGGTGTCAAAAATGAATCGTCTTAACGAAAGAATTGATTATCTGATAAAGAGTCTTGGGATGAAAAAAACAGCTTTCGCTGAAAAGCTTAATGTATCACAGGCTTTTGTATCACAATTATGTTCAGGGGTTAAACAGCCTAGTGAAAGAACAATACAGGACATATGTACTAAATTTAACGTCAATGAAGATTGGCTACGAACTGGAAACGGCGAAATGTTTATCGAATTAACAAGAGATGAACAGATAGAAAGCTTTGTCGGTGATGTACTGAAAAGCGAGGAAGATTCTTTTAAAAAGAAATTTATTTCGATGCTTTCGGCGTTAGATGAATCCGACTGGGAAGTTCTACAGAAAATGGTGGAGCTAATGCAGGAAAACAAAAAGGGCTGATTATTTCAGCCCCAGTAAAGCCTTGATGTGTACGTAGATGAGCCGCAAACAACGCTCATCTGCCATATCAAGCATTTTAATAATTTCTTTCCTGTAATCCATGCAACCCCTCCTGTTATCAAATCTTTACTGCATTATATGATGCACGTATCTTATTTATTCATTTTGGACATTATTTTCAACAAATCACTTGATATTTTATTCAATATCCTGTATAATTTTACCTAAATTATTAATATAGTAATAATAAAAAAAGGAGCAGAAAATATGAGCAAAGAAAAAACTAAAGTTTGCAAGTATTGCAAAGAAGAAATTGACGCAAAAGCTAAAGTGTGTCCTCATTGCCAGAAGAAACAGGGCGGCAAGCTGAAATGGGTAATTATCATTATCATTGTTCTGGCCGTTTTAGGCATGGCAATGGGTGGTGGTGACGATGACAGTTCTTCCACTGATTCTCAGACAAAGAGTACTACAGCAGCAACAGCGGCTAAGAAAGAAACTGCTAAAAAAGAAGAAGCAAAAGAGAAAGACAGCGTAAAGGTTGGCGAATCTTTTGAGAATGACGGTTTAAAAGTAACCGCTAAAAAGGCTGAATTTGGATATGATGGTGGAGAGTATTTTACTCCAAAAGATGGATGCGAATATGTAGCTGTAGACTTTACTTGTGAAAATGTTGCAGAAAAAGGCGACAAATATGTGTCTGTATCTGATTGCGAATGCTATGCAGATAATTCAGCCTGCGAACAGCAATACATAGGAAACAGTGATTTTGTTAACACTAATTTGTCTCCAGGAAAGAACGTAAGCTTTACAGCATACTACGAAGTACCAAAAGATGCAAAGAAAGTGATTTTAGAATATAGTGCTTCGTTCTGGACAGACAAGAAGATAACTATTAATTTAAAATAATTAGTCCACTAACAGGACAACGAACAAGAGGGAAGAATCAATTCTTCCTTCTTTTTTTTCTCAAAACAATAAAAAGCACCTGTCGAAACAAGCGCTTTATCTTCCAGTATGGAACTATTAATGTTTTTAAGGTCAAAACTAAGCTAACATTCACATCCCAAAATGTAACTATTAAAACCATGTCTATATATTACTTCTTTTCTCCGTATTTGTCAATGAGTTCTTTTGCCTTATCTATATTTTCTTGTATGGTATTGTATTCAGAATACCGATGTCCCCCAAATGCATAATAAGTATGGTAATAATATCCAATACCAATGTATCCGTTTGGCATTTTTATCCTGAACTCATTATTTGACTTAAAAACCATGTCCTCAGGCAAGGTGGCTAAGAATCTGTCCAATTTTCTTCTTTTATTAAATTTTAATTCTTGCATATTACTCTCCTCTGCCCTCGCAACCTCCGCGGCGGGTATTTAATTACTGAACCTCTATATTAACGATATTAACAAGTGTGCAATCTGCACTTTCTTCCTCCAAATTGTACTCGCTTTCAATTTCAAAAGAAATTGCAAAATGGTCGTCAGAATCAGGAACTTTATAAAAGATATTTTTATCCTTTAAAACATCATCCCACGCGCCCTCATCGTTTATCCAGTCCAGTTCGGAAGGGCACCCGAACTCTGTCATAATTTCGTCTAATTCATAAAATGATACTATATTTCCTACTAATTCTTTTCTTAAAATTCCTAACATGATAATTTCTCCTCGTCTTTCTTTCTCCGGCGGAATTCGCCGCCGGGCGGTAATAATATTTACATCTCCTTACAGTGGCAGGTTACCCAGCAATTTTGTTGTCCGCAAGGCAATCTGTCATGCGGAAAATCCCCTCTATTTTCCGGGCAATTTTCACAATTATATTCATTTTTATAATCGTACATAAACTCTATGTACTTGTTTCTTTCTTCTGCTGTCATATTTTCCTTCTTTCTCCGGCGGTTCCGCCGCCGGTCGTGTATTTATTATAAAGATTCTATTTTGTCAGCAACTGTCCAGAGGATTTTCTTAATTAAGTTGTTGCCTGGATTTTTGCATCCCCAGTCTTCTTTCTTGCAATCATAATATAATTTTGCGCCAAATCCCCAATCAATCAGACTTAATACTTGACGTCGTGTCGGAGCATTGCATTCGTCTGTGCAAATACCGTTTACTATTCTGCCGCTTCCCATTGCTGCTGGCGTATTAGTTTCTTCAACTTCCAAATATTTCTGAAAGTCATTAATATAGATGCGTTTCATGTCACCCTTCTCCCACACCTTATAGCCAAGGCGGATAAGTTTTTCCTCCATTGTTTCTCCCATGTTCTTTGCTTCCTTCCATGCTAATTTTAATCCTTCGGAGATGCAAAGACCTGCCTTTTTAACTAACTCCCACGCTCTTTTCATGATTTTTGATAAATTGTATTTTTTCATTTCTTTGTATCTCCTCTCTTGATTTACTCACATTATACACGATAGTGACTATTATGTCAAGAGAAAAATACACGAAAATATATTATTTTTTTCTTGATATTTATTTCAAAATAATGTACTATATATTTATAACGATTAAAGGAGGCTTTTTAAATGGAAACACGAGCAAGAAAAAGAAGTAACATATATAAAGGTAGTATCTCATATAGTAATTTATGGGACACGCTAGAACGTAGAGGGCTAAAGCGCTCTAACCTATTAGATAAGGAAAGTTTCAATCTTTCCCCGGCACTGGTCAACAAGCTGCGGCACGACAGAAACGTGAATATAGATACAATTATGTATTTGTGCGAGAAATTGGACTGCCAGGTGTGCGACATCGTAGAATATAAAAAATAATATATTTTCGTGTATTTTTTTCTTAACATAATAGTCACTATCGTGTATAATCGAATTAAATCAAGAGAGGAGTTATAGAGAGGTGAAAAAATTATGAGTTTTTCAGATAGATTAAGACAAGCGCGAAAAAGGCAGGGGTTAACACAAGAAGAGCTTGGTAAAAAAAGCGGACTTTCGACATATACCATTCAACGCTATGAATACGGGAAATTAAATCCGAAGAAAGATACAGTAGCCAAACTTGCTGCCGCTTTAAATCTTGGATATAATTACACAAAAAGCGGCGAGCCATACTTTTACACTTTCGCTGATACCGTACCAAGTCGAGAATATGAAGGTGTCGAAGATTTTAACCAAGAACAGTGCCGAAATGCAATAGAAAAAGCATTAGAAGATGTAACTTTGTCAATGATAGGAGAAAAAATCAAAACTGTGCGCCTACAAAAGGGAGTTTCACAGGCGGCACTTGCTAAATGTCTAGGTGTTTCAGCTGCCATGATTTACCAGTACGAAGTCGGAAAAAAGAAGCCAAAGGTAGAGACCTTATCAAAAATCGCAGGCGCTCTAGGTGTCGATTTAAAAGTTTTTTATGACGATTTGCCACAAAAAACTATGGAATTAAAAAGATACGAAAACATAGCATTAGTTAATGAATTTGAAAACGCTTGTTTTCGCTTGGTTAACTTTCCGGACAGTGAAGAAATAACCGAGAAATACGAAAAGCTTAGAAAAAAGCTAATAGATAGGCTTAGTTGTATGTAGATAGCAGCACCCGCCCCGGAGGTACGAAGGCAGGAAGGGAAATAAATGAAAAGAGCCGCTTTGTACGTGCGAGTAAGCACGCAAGAGCAGAAGAACAGTGGATTGTCCGTTGATTCGCAAATAGATGCGCTTGAAAAATATTGTGAGGAACAGGGTTATACGGTTGCTGGCATTTATAACGATGCCGGCATATCTGCACGTAAAAAATACACAAAACGCCCTGCTCTTTTGCAGTTACTTGAGGATTGCAAGCAATGTAAGATTGACATAATACTCTTCACACGCCTTGACAGGTGGTTTAGAGCTGTTGCAGGGTATTATGAGGTACAAAGTGTCCTTGATGCGTGTAAAGTGCCTTGGAGGGCTATCTGGGAGGATTATGAGACAGAGACAAGTCAGGGAATATTTAAAGTGAATATTATGCTGTCCGTAGCGCAGGCAGAGGCAGACAGAGACAGCGAAAAAATACGGTCTGTTATGGAATTTAAACGGAACAACAAGGAATATATTGGCGGAAAAGTGCCGGTAGGTTATCGCATAGAAGGGAAAAAGATTGTAAAAGACGAAAAGACGCGAGGAATAATTGAGGATATGTTTGAGCACTATTTCCAGACCTTCTCAAAAGCAGGAACCGCCGACTATATTTTAAGTAAATACCCTGGTTTTGTAAGAACCAGAACGAGGCTGGTTAAGATTATGTCTAGCCCAGCTTATCGCGGCGAAATGTATGGAGTAAAAAACTACTGTGAGCCGTACATCACAGAGGAGCAAGCGCAAAAAATCAACGAAGTATCCAGCCAAAAAACTTGGACAGATTGCAGGAGGCGTATTTACATTTTCTCCGGCTTGATGAAATGCCCGATTTGCGGTTGCAGGCTTTCCGGGTGTGCAATAGGCAAAAAAGGAAAAAAGTACAAAGTATATCACTGCCCCCACTCTGTCGCACAAAAGCACAAGACCTACACGCGATCAGAAAAAAAATTAGAAACATATATGCTCAATCACATCGAAGAAAAAATACAGTTAGATGTATTAAGGGCAGAAGGTCGTGTGAAGGCAGGCGGAAACGATGCGGAAAAGAGAAAGAAAAAATTATCCAGTGAGCTGGGAAGAATCAACAAGATGTTTGAAAAAGGTAGGATAACAGAAGAATACTATGACGAAAGATATGAGGCTATATCAAAGGAATTAAAAGAACTATCCCAGACCGCCGCAACGGAAGAACTAGAAACTAAGAAAAAAATACAAAGCAGATTTCCTGACGGTTGGAAAGATATGTATATGCAGTTAGGTGAACAAGACAAGCAGGTGTTTTGGAAAAGCATTGTAAAAGAAATAAAAATATCCCCCGACACTTACGTGGAGGATATTATATTTTTTTAGTTTTTGTTATACAGTAACTAGCCGAAACCACCAGGTTAAGGTCAGTTACCGTATAACAAAATATGATAGAAATAAAGGAGAAGTAATTATATTATACAAGAAGAAAGAGGACGTTTCAAGCGCCCTCTTTTATTTTTCGCAAAACTGACCGATATTCTCGCGGATACATTGCTTCGATGGCTTTCATGTGTTCGTCAAGCACGCGTAATAAGTGCTCAAAGTCTGCGTTTCGGGCGATTTCTTTAAATTCAGAATCCGGCTCGGAACTGTAAGAGTAGTATGATGTGTTGGAAGATAGTTGGTTCGGTTGTTGATTGCTCATTAAATTGTTGCGTACATTGTATAAAATCGAAAGCCGTTCGCAAGTGGCGTAGGTTGTTTTTCCTGCCTCTAATGCCGCAATTTCGGCATTAATTTCGTCCATATTAATCATTGCGGCACCCCTTTCTCTTATCGGTCTAATTCTGCTAATGCTCTGCCTAGTGCTGCCTGATCTGTACTAGACAGATTACTGTCGTGCATCATGTCTTTGATAGTTTCTTTTACCTGCATTTTTGCATCGTTGTAAGAGTAATGGCCTCTCACATAGTGCTGGCCCCTGCGAGCGTTACTATAATCACCGTAATCCATGTCGGGATAACGCCCACGGCTATATCTTTCTGACGTGTTCCAGTCGCCGCCGCGGCTGTATTCGCTGCCGCCTTCCAAATACATAATCTTGTCGATATTTTTAATTGTGTCTGTCAGTTTGTGGACTGCTTCTAAATCCCCGGCGCTCATATCGCCTTTGTTCGAAATCTCGTCCAGCTCTCTGCACATCATCTTTTTTAATTTGTGTAATGATTCCATTTTTCGCCCTCCTTTACGCTACTCTCTCGACGATTAGATTGCTATTGGCTATATTAATTGCCTGCGTAGATGTATTTTCGACTGCGATCGTTATGCAACACCCGCGCGGAACGTCAATAAATGCCGCCGTAAATACATTAAAATATTCGCCTACCGCCGCAGGTGTTACGATTGCTGTCGCACTATTTAATGGTTCTCCGGCGATTGCCAGGGCAATAGAAATAGGTGTCACAGTTCCACCGGCAGGTATGGAGATATTAGCCCCAAAGCTGACCTTATAGCGCGCCCTGCACTGGTTTGTAAGGCCTCTAAGGGTCACAATTCCTGCCCCCTCCCGGTGTGTAATACAGCTACCGCACTTTACGGCTGTCTCTGTGAGCGGTAAATTCTGCCCCGCTGCTACGGTTACGATATTGCTATTAGTAAATTCTGCCACGTTATCACTCCTTTTTTAATAATAAACGGCGGAACGATTGCCCCGCCGCTATAAGCATCATCGGCACAAGCCGAACAATCCTGTCGTGCAGGAAGCTGCTAATTATAAAATTTTAGCATCCGCAACCGGTATTGCATCCGCAGTTACCGTACTGGTAAGGCGCGGAAACCGGAAAAGCTGGCACTGGTCTAGGGTTGTAGTAAGTAAACTGTCCCTGCATGTATGCCTTTAAGGTTTCGTTCTGTGACGCCTGAGAAGCCGCTAACTGCGCCGCAAATAACTGCTGATTCTGCTCGGCAATCTTGGTGTCCTTAGCTTCGATTCTCTGTGCTGTAAGAGCATCGAGGATGGCTCTGGCGTTGTTATTCTGGTTGTCAATGATGTCTCTTGTGTTGTTTGCGTTGTTAAAATTTGTCTGGCAGAAGCCGTTTGTAACTTCTTGCTGGATTGCATTGGTATTCATCGCCATATTGTAGTTAACGCCTGCGATAGCCTGCTTGTTGTCACAGCAGCACTGTGCTAACTGTGCCTGCAAAGCATTAAAGCTCTGCATATCTGCAATCTGTCCCTGCTGGATTACATTCCGTGTATCATACCCGTTCTGCTGGATTGTGCTATTTGTTCCTGCAAATCCGTTGAGAAGAGAGGTATTCATCGCATAAAATCCGTCACAAATACCGCTGTTGATGGCGTCACCCTTGCGCTCAAGGGAGGAAATACCGCTATCAATCTGGCGCTGTAAGGTTGCAAAGTCAGAAGCTAATACATAGTTATCTACCGCGCCTCCGCCGCCGTTATTCCATCCATTTCCGTTTCCCCATCCACAGAAGATGAAAAGGAAAAGAATGATAATCCACCAAGCACCGTTGCCCTCGCCAAATGCGCCATTATTGTTGCCTGTGACTGCCGCCAAATCTGCCGGGCTCATTCCGTCTGTTGTTAATCCCATGAAATCACTCCTTTTTATTTATTTAAAACCCTTTAAAAGGTTTTGAAACTGTGCTGCCATACCCTGCAACTGGTTATACTGTTGCTGGCTCATTTGCCCGCTATTTAGCAGGTTTTGTACTTCCTGCTTCGGGTCCCCCTGAAACTGCTGCCTGAACTGCTGAAACTGCTGTATCATCTGCATTGGATTGAGATTCATTCAATACCCTCCTTTTTAACGTCTCCATTTGCCTTTCTAAGGCGTTTAAGCGTTCCTCATAGTTGATTGGTTGGCTAGATCGTGAAAGCTCCGCTGTGGGCGAATTTGAGCCCTTACGCTTATACTCAAACACCTCTAAAAACGGTCTGCCCGTCTGGTCTGCTCTTTTTTCGTAAAAAACTGGCGCTTGGCTGTCCCACAGGCGAACAAAAGAGTTTGGCGCTACTAAATACGCCTCCGCCGCGCCCTGTCCTTGCACCCAAATCCGCTCATCGGGATTGGTCTGCTGTTGCATTTGTTGAGGCGGCGCCTGCTGTTGTTTTAGTCGATTTAGTTGGTCAAGATAATCCGGTTGTGGATATTGCGGATACTGTGGATATTGTTGTGGATATTGTGGATAACCGAACATTTATTTTCCTCCTTCCCTCCAGTAGTAGATAGGTGTCATTGCTCCGCTGTCCCACGTATCGTAGTAATTGCCGTCAATTACCGCTATAACGTGCCCTGACAGTGCTAAAATATAAGCCCCTTCTGGGTGGTTGTTTGCAAATTCCGATACAGTGCAAGTCATGTACTCATCGGGGATTATGTAGCGATTAAACCCCTTATTTTTGAGATATGCACCCCACACTGCATTAGCTGAGGGCATATCTGACAGCATCAAGCCGTACAGGGCAAGTTGTATATATGTTTCTTCCCACGTTTGCTTTGTAGCTTTTGAGATAGCGCGCACGGTGCAATCTCCCACTTTTGCCGCCGCGGGATTTGGGTTCCAATATTGATACATCTCTCTGCCCTCCTTATAGTTTTATTATCGCAAAAAAATAAGCACACCACCACGAAGACAGTGTGCTTATTTCTGCGCAATTTTTAAATCATCTTTAGTTTTTTAAAGGCTGTTTATGTATGGGATCGTGCCGGGAACTAACAAAATTTTTTCCACGGCGCAACTCCACAGCCCTTGTAATCCTCTCGTGCTTATATCCATTTTCTCGGCGGCTTGCTCCTGCGTTAATCCGTCAAAAAGCAAGTACTGTACAGTTTCGCGCTCCCGCAAGGTTAAGCGGGCACACGACAAGGCGTAATCAATAAATTGTTTATCGCCTAATTTCCAGAGTTTTTTAATCAAACTTCTGTTCACTGCATCACCTCAAACACGCAAAAATTACGTAAATTTATTTCGTTTTGTCCAGTCCTAAAATCGCTCTAACCTTGTCCGGGAGCAAATCAGGGTTAATTTTGCCGATGTTTTCCACGATAGAGCCAAGCTCCATCAAAATGATGTATACACAAACTCCTGCGGCAATAGGCACCTGAAAGCCTAAGTCTACATATTTCTGAGCGTAGTCGATAAGGTACGCAAGCACCACAAGCATAATGGAGCCAAATTTGTGATACAATCCTTTTCTCATTTCTGAGGATTTCCACTTGTGGTTAGCGCAGGCGGCTACTCCGCCACTAGCCAAATCAAAAACTACAAAAATACAAGTTATTAGTGGCAACATAATATCTACCATCTCCATTCCTCCTTAAAAATTATTTTTCTTTTGTTTTTATAAATTAATTAAAGCCCTCTTTAGTTAATTAGTTTCCGCTTTCGATTCTTCTTCCTTATTAACATCCATCAGCTCATTGTACTGTTCCTCTGTAATCCTGCCAGTCGCAAAGAAAATATCAATCTTATTCTTTAAATCGTCTGTCAGACCATTTCTTTCTTTGAGTTTTAATAATGTTCTATACAGCATATATCATACCTCCAATTCTGTAAGTGCTACTGCATATTCGCTGTTGACATAGGCTTCTGCTGATTGTGTGTCCATATCATAAATGTAATCTCGGTTGTCGTTTAACTGTTGTTTTACATAGTTCCATCCATTAGCCATGCTAATCGGATAATTAAATACTGTATATCCGTCCAACTGTTCTGAATTGACGCTGATGTTTGTAGTCGGATAATATGTTGCAAGTGCTTTAAATGCAATGATTTCTTCTGTGGTGAGGCTAATTTCTTCGGGAATTGCCGAAAGACAATGCACAATGCATGGATTATCATTAAGGTATTTTTTCCAATCATCAACAGTTGATTGATGCAAAGTATCTTTTATAACCACACCATCGCCGTTTATTCTTATAAAAATCAAGTTATCATTATCGCCAATAGTTTTTGACACTTTATATTTGTTGCAAAGAAGATATGTCATGTGTTCATGATTATTGTTATCAACGTAACTAAAGTTTGGTATGTCTGCAACCATATATGACAATTCACTACGCCATTTTTCAGTTCCATCGAAAACTTTTTCTTTACACATCCTCACCAACTTCCCTCGTTCCACATCCACATAATCCGCAACATGTTGCTGACCATCAATTGTGACGTTACCATCTGAACTTACTGGAATGGCATTGAGGGTGTATAGGAGAGTGGCAGTCTGAGATTTTGTTCCATCTTCGTTTGACACCTTCACTGTCGGATTCACCACGCTCTTAATCTCAACTGGGTTCTCTGGTGAGGGTGTTCCATCCTGTGATGATTTGCCATATATCATCATATCTTGAATTTTGCCATTGTCAGAATCGGCAAGATGAGTTTCACCCTGATTCGATGCATAGAACTTTGTAATTTTGTTGGATAAATCTTCCTTTAGCAAACTAAGTTCTTTCTTTAGTGGACCAAGGTCTCCTGATGTTCCCCTACGTTTCGAGAGTGCATACGCCTCATCTCCCGTTAAACCACTTTTTCTCATGCTCTACACCTCCTTAAAGCAAAAACCACTTGCTATCAGGGGCATAAAAGCCATATAATTCCCCTGTGTCTACGCATAACGCCGTCGAACCACTTGCAACATAATGAGGCAATTTATCTACTTCAGAAGACTTCCCCCAGTAATATCGCTTGCTTCCGTCCGTATCTATGCAATCCCATCCGCCTAAATCGTGTATAACATCTCCTTTGCGGTATGTCTGCCCATCAATAATTATTGTTCCACTAGCTATCATGCTTTCGCCTCCTTATGCATAAATTGTATCAGATATCCTCTGCATCTTCGTAATCTGGAAGTGTTTTGAGATACTTATAAGCATCTTCAATAGTCATATTCTCTTCATACTCTTTCTCATATGTAACAGCGGCTCTGTACGGTCTGTCACCGTTGCTTTCCATAGCTCTACCAATCTCATCTACATAAGATACTACAGCTATTGAATCATGACTGTTGATTGTAGACTGAATATATAAGATTCTGTGATAATTAGTAACTACGCCGTCGCTTTGACGAATTTCTTTTTTTAAAGCCAATTTTATTCCTCCTATGAGAATGTTATCTTAATATTAGCATAGATGCCGCAAGGGCTATTGTTTGTAACATCTGTGGTATTTTGCATTGTTGCAAATACATGGATGCAGCCTCCACTAAGCGTTGAGTGTACAGTATATTTGCTAGGTTTGACATATTTTGTTGACGAGCCACCATACAAATACTTATTATTTTGTCGGACCATAAGCCCTTCCACACTTGTTACTGTTACCGTCGGGTTCCCAACTATTGGTTTTGATAATGGAATTATAAAAATGACATCCTTGCCGGAACTCGTAATATATCCAGCAGTACCAAAAGTTGCACTGATCGAATCGCCAGCGCAAAAATATGGTCTCCAAGTCCCTAAATAGGTAGATAAATATATTCTCCCTGCATCCAACTTTATTACGTCTGAAGACACAATCTTTGTATTAGAGTTATCAGCATATATCCCATTTCCAATGCTTTCGTACAAATCAGTATAGGATGTTCCACTTTTTACAGATAACGAGAGACTCATATTATCTTTTGCACTATCATAATATAATTCAAGCGCAGCTTTACCACCGACATTAGTATCATTTGCATCTTTTGTTTGCTGTGTTGATACAACAATGTTGTTTTGTGACTTTACGACCGAGCCAGCGCCACTATAAACAGGGTCTCCGTCTTCATTCACTACTTTAATATCTGTAATTCCAAATCGTACAATTTCGCTGTTATTGTTGCGCACACACATTCCATTTGCGTCAAGTAACGCGTTCTGTCCAAGCGTATTTTCTCGCATATCACCGACAACTAATCCAAGTCCTTCGATATATTTCATGAAGTTAGTTGCAACTTTAGCAGCCTCTGCTATCTTGTCTTCCTGACTGCTAAAGTTTTCCTCAGTAATATCTTTAAAGTTCTCGTAGGATTTCTTTACCTTAGTAGCTGTCTTATTCGCTTTAATTGCAACAGAGTCATCTGTAGGTGGTGCTGTAATGTTTCCTGTTAACCATGCTTTTCCGCCGCTGACACGGATTTTTACTGTGTCACCTGTCTTACAATTAATTGCCATCTGTGCGGGGGTTTCATCTGCTCCACCGTCAATGTGGACATATGCTGTTTTTTCGTCAACCCGAAGGACTTTTGCGACTGTATCATATGCCTTTGTTTTGCTTTGCTTCATTGTCGAGGCAATCTCTTTTACAAAATCATTCAATGCTTTCCACCTCTTCCTTTGTGCGGCAACCGTGTTCCAGAGATAGTGTTTGTGATGTTATCCTAAATTTCCCAGTAAGGTTATGCCGCGGATAATTTAAAAAGACCACATCGCCTAAAAGAACGTCCTCGAAAAATCGCCGGCTGTACTGTATCGTTCTGGCAGGATTCTGCAATTCTTTTAGTTTTCTAACAGCATAAGCCGCTATGCTTTCCCCGGAGGATAATTCAACGCCTGTTTCCGATTTCCACACTTCCCTACCACGATTTACCGTTGATAAAAAGCTATCTGGACTATCATCCCTTGCAATAGCCGCTCCGTAATCATCGTGTATCGCCATAAAACAGTTTGGAGTATCATACCAGTTGAAAGTATCTGTAACATCACATTCCATTATGTCGTTCTTATTTATTCCCACTGTAAGATTGCTAGCATTTGCATTTGCACAGATAACAATACTACCATCACCGTGTATTCGCATCCGCCAGCCAATGGCATCTAATATATGCAGTGCCATTGTGAGCCTTGTTTCCCCATCTTCCGCAACGATGTTATCTGTAGTTATCGGCGATGTTCCATCGACAAACACAGGGGCAGGGATACAATCATTGAGCAGATTTTTAATCTGTTTTGCTCCGCTACCGGCTGGTGCATAATAACCACGCGGCAGGATCACATCATCTGCCGGCTTGAGAACGGAATAGCAGTCAATGTTGTGGTTTTCCCTAACACCATCAAGCTTTCTTTCCGGGAAGGCGGTCAGGCCAGTAAACAGTGCTACTTTTGCTCCTGCCCCTCCCTGTTTGGCTTGCAGGTAAATACGGACCCAGCACTCACTATCTGTTATCTTTTCTGTCATTGTGACAGAAGCAGATTCCCTTAAATCTGACGTACTGTCCCGGTCAATACTGCCCTCAGTAAATTCAAATTCTTTCTGGTCCGTCCACGTCTTGGGGTCAACTGTCGTCAAAATATATCTTGCTGAAAATCCTTTGCTCCAATCCATCACATCACCTCGTTAGGATGCTCTGCGCTCCACTGCTCTTCCGTCACGGCATCCAGTTCTTCCGAATCCACTTTTTTAATCGTTAATGAGAAATCTGTCCGCATTTTGTTATCGTGGTCTTTTTTCTCCGACACCTGTATATCGCAGGAAAATGACGAGCCGTCCGGTGTCCTAACGTGACATATTCCGGGATACGTTGCGAGCCGCCTCATTTGCTCAATCATCATTGGTTCTGTTAGTGAGATACTTACTGCATCAATTTTTAAATCACGAGTGACTGCAGGATTCCAGTCACCTTGTACGGAGCCGCCAAGATAAACTGTCCTCTCGAAATCTTTATCCCATGAGTTATCTAAATCAAGGTTATACTGGATTTCGATAGATTCACCGTCAAAATCAATGATTGCCTTTTTATATTCGATGGAAAAATCGCTATATAACCACGCAAACGAACTATCTGACGTTATATAGTCACCGTTGGCAGTTTTATTTACAACCAGTATGCCGCCGTACTCATTTAACGCTGGGTATGGGTCAACATATTTCTGTCCATAAACCCCATTTTCCAGAATCAATTCTGCTCTGTCTACACTCATCCGATACAAGTCGAATGTATCCCCATCAGCATATGTGGTTGGTTTAGCAACAACAATACTCGCTGTTTTGTTGTCTGCAATCGTATTTACAGTGGCCGTTGGCACTTCCGGCTGGTGTTTCCACCGTACAACAAACGGTATCTTTTTTTCTGCCACATGGTCATAAATATCTGTAAATGCAATCTGTATGCTGTACCTTGCACCGTCATCCATCTGCCAGATCAGGTCGCCCAAGGCAATACTGTAGTTATCTGTTTCGCTACCGGTAAAACTGGCAATAATTTCGCCGGCAAAATGCTGTTCCTTTAATCCGTCCGGGCTCAGAATATAATAATCCTCGTCCCTGACAATCGTTACTTTTGCTGTGCCAGCAGAATCCCCGAAGGACGGGGCTATCGTTAATGGTAGCTGCTCCAAATAATTTGTTGTGCCTTCCGATGATTCCGGCACTGTCTGGTCGGTCGTTTCCGTGGTAACATCGTCAGAATTATATGCTGTTGCTTCCGAAACAAGATTTGTTGTAACGCTGTCTATTGCAGGTTTTGCAACAATTTCAACAGCCACAGAATCTGACCATGCACCTTCCTTGCCTCCCTGTGCTGTAACCATTGCTTTTAAATAATGGATTTCTCCTACATTCCACAGATTGCTCAAAAGACCACTTGCAGTATAGATTTTATTAATGTTTTCAATAGTTTCCGATAATGTCTCCATGCCGGAAGACATCATTAAAACAACGACGTTTCCATCTTTGCCTTTAACCGGCTCATCGTTAACCGCTTCCGCTATTTTTATGCTAGCTTTGCTGTTTCCGGTGTAGCCAACACTGCAAATAACTGTATCGTCCAGGGCAAGATAATTTTCTGTCGTTGCAAGCGTAGGAGTTGTTGGGGTCTCACTCAGAGATACGGAAACCGTATCAGACCAAGGAGATAACACTTCCTCATCCCCGGACGTATCCCGCAATCTTACGCGGAAATAATATGTTTTTGCCGATTCTAGGGACCCGATATGCCACGTGGTTTCCCTGTCCTCCACGTCATAAGTAGTTGGGGCTTCCGTACTAATCCATGCGTCCTCGTGGTCTGCCCACGCAACGGTAGCCGCATCCGCATTTTTCCACGACCAATCCCATGTTAGTTCCACGGTATCAGATGCCACCGCCATTGCAGTTATATTTTTCGGTGGGACTGCAATCTTTCTTGTTTCCGAATAAATCCACCCAGACTGCATGAGGGGGCTAAGTTTGTAGGTGGTGCCAGACGCTCCATTTTGAGGTGTGGAAGTTCCGGTAAAATTTTTGAGCGCAATCTGGTATTCGGTACCGCCAGAAACGTCCGGACACGCAACTGTGATTGTCCCCTCTTTGTCGGTAATTGCAATAATACCTTTTTCCTCGTTGCCTATTTTCATCCAGACGGCTGTTTTAGCGTCAGGAACTTCCGTGTTGCGTTCAACGCTATTGATAGTAAGTGTTGTTCCTGTTGCCGATACCGTATCAAATGACGGGGATTTTAAAGCCCCTCGCGCCGCTACTCGTGGCTCAGAATATGCATATTTTTTATCGTGCGTACTTTGCACCCTTGTCCACATAATCTGGTCTTCCGCTATGCCGTCGTCCGTGTTGAAATCTGCTGACACCGTATAATCATGGTACGCAACAGTTACTCCTGTGCTCCATGATGTGCCAGTATATCTCTCTCCGCTTTCCGGCGTGTCTATAGCGTATTGTAACTCCATGGAATCCACAGGGCGGTCCCGCGGCGATGCCTGCACCCAGTTTGCCCATACATAGCGGCTAGAGAATCCTATCTCTTTGCTTCCTGTACTCTGTATGTTTGGATGCCCTGGGATACTGTAATAATGGTACGCATAACTCCAACCGGAATCTCCAGCACACCCTCTCGATTTTGCCCTTACAATACGGCAAAATGTCTTGTTTTGTGTCGGGGAACCATCCTCTGTTATTGCCCATGTGCCAGACGCTCCCGTGTGGGACGAATTAGAAAAACGAGCGTTTGCAATGGTGCCCTTATAGTTTATCATTAATGCGGTCTGTACCTGTGTCCTTGCAAAATGCCTTGTATCATTCGCCTCGTATGAGGTACTCCAGGTAAATGTACCTTTATTTGCGTCAGCATCATCAAGGGAATAAGAAACAGAAGGGGCATTTGGCGCATGAATAGCAAACGTTTTTGTGGAACGTGCGGCTGTATAGGTATGCTTTTTATCACTTTTTGTTTTGCCCTTTACCTTAAATTCTATCGCGTTTAATAATTTTGATGAGACAGGATAATAATTTTTTGCATTAAGTGCTACCGTTTTTTTAGTTGCTGATTTTCCCACATTTATTTTCTTCCACTTTGTCCAATCCCATTTAGAAGCACCGGCGTTTTTTGTATGTAGACGATACCATAGCCACTGTCCATCCTCATATTTTTTCGCCGGTATTTTCCAAGATATTGTAAATTTCAAATTATCTCTCGATATAGACAGACCGCTGGGAGCAGCAGACTTTTTCTTTGCCATTATGCCATTTTCACCTGCCTTCTAAGCTCACTTGCCATTCTTCTTCCCCATTCTTCTGGGTTATCTGCACCGTTTACAGTTACGTTAATAGTTACATCGTTTTTCGTTCCCTGTGTTGCCTCTTTAATGTCGCTCATTAATCTGCTACGACCGTACAGCATCTCGTCTCCTGCTTCTCCTGCTCCAAACAATGTGGCATTAGAAAATACATATGGACTTTCCATAGCCTTTTTATACCAGCTAATATGGAACGATGGCAGAGAACCCTTTCCCCCAATACCGAACGGAGCTTTTCCGCCGGAAACACTCAGGTGCGGTAGGTTTAGGTGTGGAAGAGACCAGCTAAACTTTAAGGCGCTCTTAAACCGTCCAGGGAAGCTTTTTACAAGGGATACTGCCTTAGTAAAGATACTTTTAACAGCCGATGGTATCTTAGTAAATGCTCCTTTTACAGCCGATAAAATACCATTTCCCTTAAATGCTCCCTTGAATCCGTTTACAGCATTTTTAGCGGCACCCTTTAAAAGAGAAGGGAGATTTTTGACCCCTTTTATTATGCCGGTAACAATGTTTTTACCAAGCGAAAACCAGTTAAACGCTGTAAATACGCTTACGATTGCTGTGATAATCTTCGGTAAATTAGCAATTAATAACGGAATCGCACGAACTAAGCCAATCGCTAAATTTGTTATGATTGTTACTCCTGTTGCAAGGATTTTTGGCGCATTATCGTTAATAATGCCAGCCAAATTCGTTATGATTGTAGGTACATATGCAATCAATACAGGAATAGAATTAATCAGCCCTTGAGCAATATTCTGGATAAGTGTCAGGCCTGCATTTATCAATTTGCCTGCGTTGCTCCTCAATGACTCTGTAAATTGTGTCAGCATCGGCAACGCCTGCCCCAAAAAGGTCGGGATGCCCTGAGTCATGCCGTTAGCGATAGTCGTCAGCAAATTAACTCCGACCGATGTAAATACATTTAGCCCTGTGGAAATCGTAGAGGCAAGATTATTTAACAGTTGGCTGACAGCAGTTGTAATACTGCCAGAATTTTGAGTAACGCTTGAAATTAAACCGTTTATGAGGTCGCCGCCGATTTTTGTCAGCCCCGGCAACTGGCCGCTAAAATTAATCGCATCTTGCGCCAGTTTGGAAAGGGCGCCGCTTATGCCGCCAGATTCCATCGCCTCAGCTAATCCACTAACCTCGCTTGTTATACCTTTGATGGCACCACGGATAGTACCCGAAAAGGTATTATAAAAAGCAAGTTGCAGGCCTTCTGTGGCGCTAGATAGCAAGGTTATGTCGCCCTGCAAATTATCTAACTGCGTAGCCGCCTGTTGTGCTGCGGAGCCGGAAGAATCCTGTATTCCTTTCCAAAATTTTTGCACAGTCGCATCACTCGATGCGGTCATTTTATTAAACGCCTGTAAGCCTTGCGTTGTAAAAATCGTTGCAAGAGCATTGTTTTTTTGTTCCGCTGTCATACCCTGCAAAGAGCCATTAAGCTCGTCTACGAGGTCGTTAAAATCTTTTGCCTCGCCGTTTGACTTATAGGCGGATACACCTAACTGATCTAAAGCTTTTGATGCATCATCAGTCGGAGTATATAAGTCCGCCATTGCCCTATTTAATGCCGTAGATGCCTCGGAGCCTGTCACGTTCTGCTCTGCCAAGCGAAGTAAGGAAAGCGTGACACTGTCCGCCGCTTGACCGTAGTTTTTCGCTGTGGCAGCAGAACCGGAAAAAGCCTCTCCAAGGCCTCTTACGTCCGTATTAGCAAGAGTAGCACCATTTGCCATCAAATCGGCATAGTAAGATGCGTTACTCATCGAGTCACCAAAGCCTTTTACAGCTCCGGCAGTATATGATGCCGATTCTTCCAGACTCATAGCACCGGCAGAGGCAAGGTTAAGTACCGTTCCGATACCGCTAATCTGCTCATCCGCCGACAAGCCAGCCTGAGCAAGGATATTCATTCCTTCCGCCGCTTCCGTTGCGGTGTACTTTGTTGTGCGCCCCATTTCCTCAGCCTTGGCTTTGACGTTCCCTATTTTGTCTACGGTTGTTCCCATGGTAGCTGCTACCTGAGACATTGCAGTATCAAAATTCATTCCGGCATCTATTGATGTTTTTGTAAATGCAACGGCGGCAGCAGAGCCGGCCACCATAGCTGTTTTAGCTACTTTCCCGACCGCTTTAAATGCCCCGCCAATTTTTGATGTGGACGAGCTGGCGTTACCTTCTGCGTCTTTCAGCCCCTGCTTATATGCGGTGTCTTTGATTGCCAGAGTGACAAACAATTCCATCACATTCAATCACTCATCACCACCAATCCGGCTTTTTTAATGACGTCCGCGGCTATTTCTTCGCCAGTCTTTGTTACTGTTTGCTTTTTATCGCTATTAATTAAATCAAAAAATGATACATAGAGATATTTCCCACCGAACGCCTGCGAAATGCTTTCGGTTACATATTTCAGCCCATCGGCCATGTATCGTTTGTAAATTAATTCCTCTGTGTCGTCTAAAATCTTAGCCTTGACGTACAGCAAGAATCCCTTTACGCTTCTTCCTCTGTATTCTCCTGCGCATCGCCAGAGGGTTCTTCTGCTGCGCTTGTTGGCGCTGAGAAAAAAAGCTGACGTACCTCCGGCTCATTGATGAGGTCAACCATGCCTTTGATAACGTCCATTAATTTATGCTTTTTCTTGTATTCCTCAACACTCTGCAATTCAAACGCTGCTAAGATTCCAATTACATCATCTTTGTGTGTTTTTAACAGCCTAGGAGCTGTTTTAGCACCCCTAGCAAAGACTTTGATATATTTCTCCCCTTCCTGCGGTACAAGCTTCTGGCACAGGCTGAGCGCATCATCATCGTCTGCAATGTTACCGATATGTTCGAGGGAGTTCGCAATGGCTTCTAAACCCTGTTCTGCTGTTAATTCTGATAATTTCATGCTTTACCTCCTACGCCGCTTCGCCTGTTTTGATATAAACCTCGTAAGGTACTGTCTCTGCGTTCTTAATGCTGTAATGTCCTGTGTATTCGAAATCAAAATTTCCTTTGGATTTATCATCTGATTTAATCTTAAATCCGCCCGTTGAGAGTGCATTCATAATTTTGATTGCGATAAATCCGGCGGAATCCCCGGAATTTTCGTCCGAATAGTCGCCAATCCACCAAATATCCTTAAAATCTTCTGCCTTTAAATCTGCCCTTGGTGTTACTTTGTTTCCCGCTACGTCTGCCGCCGCCATAAAACTTTTAGCCTGTGCGGTATCCATTGTAACGGCTGTGCCTGATAATTTTACTTCGATAGATTCGATTTCCTTGAGTTCCATCGTGTTTTTAGGCACATTATCAATGTCTTCCCCGAAATCCGTAAAGGATGGCTCCGCGCTAAAGCTACAACCGCCGCTGGTTGCCATGAGGATGTTAGTTGCTGTTATGGCACCCGTTTCCGGCTCAAAAGCTGATACAATAATACCGGCGTTAATCTGTATTTTTTTGAAAAGGTCAGAAGGTACCTGCGTATACTTCATTTGCTCACCTCATTAAATAGTTATAAATTGCATAGTTATTACTGTGTATCTGCGTACTATTGACGAGTCAGCTTCATCGACTAAAGGAGTCCAAGGCTGGTCTTGCGACAGAAAAATGATTCCATCATCGCACTTGACCGTGGTTCCTCCTTGCAATCTGTCACTGATTTCTTTCGCCTTTTTATTTGGGACTGCCTCAGATTCTGTGTGGTACCAGACATTTACGACGCTAGCGGCGGCCGCACCTGTCCACCAATTTGCTATAATCGGTTCGTATGTGATAAAAGGAAATGCGGTATCCTCCGGCACCCTGTTAGACGGATATGCAGTTATGCCGAAGGATGACCAAAATTGATATAATGCCGCCGTCGGGGTCATGACGTTAACTCCCACTTTTCCGCCATGACCTGTGCTATGTCTAAATTGGACGACGCAGGGGTTTCTTTTTCTCCTGCATTTGATGTAACTCTAAAAATTTTTCCGTCTTTTGTTTTTAATACATCATGATAGCCTAACTTTACTGTTTTAGCTGTAGTAATTGTATATGTTGCTGTTACGCCCTCTTTTTCCGCCACTCTAGCAGACATAGAGGTATCTCGGACTATTGCCGCCTGTATTTTAGCGCCATCGACCCACTCGGTGATAAATCCACCCTCGCCGTCAGAAGTACGCTTTTTATCCATGAGTATGCAATCCTGTAAAAATTCGTTGATTAAACTCATGCCATTTTCCTCCATGGGTTCAGGCGTGCCCTAAAGGCATCTTGCCAAGTGTAGGTTTCGCCCTTACTGTTTGTTGCCCTGCTGTACGAATAGCCGCCAAACGATTCCGACTGGTACGCTCCTAAATTGCCGTTTTTCGCTTGCCACTCGCTGATTTCGTCCACCAGTGACAAAAACGGTTTAGGGATAGCCAGTGGAACCACTACACCGTCAAATGTCTCCTCCTGTAATGGGGCAGCATCGCCTTTGCGATATTGATAAACCCCGTCATTAAAGATAGAGCCACTAATTAAATAATATTGCCCGTCTTGTAGTGGGAGGCGAATCGCGGTAGCAGAATAACGCAGGTCTTCGGCACTTGCTGTTGCATCTATGCGCGTGTCAAAAATCCATTCCCCGATTGTTATTTTGCCCGTGATTGCCGCCCCCTTGACCGGGAAGAAATTGTGTATGTGATTCATGATTTCATAAAGCACTCAATCAACCCCTTTTATTTTCCGTTCGAACTTGCTTTTGAAACGGCGCTTGATACTTCTGGGATAGTTTCTGTAGTTCCGACAGTAACTACGCAAACACCGTCAAGGTATTCTGCCCACAGTTTCATGCCCATAATGGCGTATGTTTCGCCTGTGGCGTTTGTATAGTTGCCGCCTGCGTGGAATCCAATCAGATTTGTTTCGCCAGATGTTGTGTAATCTAAGCCAAGCTTTTTAAAATCGCTGTCGCCGGGATCAACATAATATAAATCAATATTTTCCACTGGTATTGCGATGACGGTTTTTGCCGGGATGTAGTCGTCAGGGAGGAGGAGCAGTGTGGAGAAGCCGAAGAAATTTTTGATATACTGTAATCCAAACATTGTCTGCACAGTAATCTCTTTGTCACCTAACCAGTCGTAAAAATCCATTACATTTGCAAAACCTACGACTTCGGTTACGTTTCTGTTCATCCCTGCAAATTTGTTGAGTACAGCACCTTTTGCGATTGTCAGTGCTTTCTGCCATTTCTTCTGTGTGCCTTTTAATGTTCCGGTTCTTAAAAATGTGTAAAAATCCTTTAAAACCTTGTTCTGCAGCTCAACCATAAAGGCATCGTCTGTCTTTTCGATCGCGACTGTTGCGCCCCATTTTGCCACAGATTCAAGGGATAAAGATTTGGCGTATTTTTCTACGACAATATCTTCCCTTCTACTTTCTACAACCTTAAACTGCGTAAAAGGGATTGCTTCTCCCTCGCCCACACTTGCGCCGCCCTGTAAGGCCTCATCTTTCATCTGTGCTTCGTAGGTTACTAAGCTAGTGCCCGGCTCTTTTCTAATAGGTCTAACGATTCCCAAGATGGTTCTTAATGCATCCCAGTTTTTTTCAAATCTTGTTACAAAATCAATTTCTCTCGCTTTGAGAGTGCTATCTGTATTTAATACAGTGCTAGTAGTTACTCCTGGCATTGTTTACTCCTTTCAAAATCCAAAAAGTTCGTGATTTTCCGCAATCGCTTTCTGACGTTCGCCCGCATCTTTAATTTTCATGATTTCTTCCTTGGTCATTTTCCCCGGTTCTCCTCCCGGTGGATTTGATACATTAGCGCCCTGAGTCGTTTCAGTTGTAATATAATCGGCATACGTTTCTTTGATGCCTTTTTCTACCTCTGTTGCATTCTCAAGTTTTCCGTCAGCTCCGATTTTTAAATTATCAATAGTCTCTTTTGATGCTTTCAAGGCAAGATTAATTACTTTACTGGACACGCCGGAATCTTCGAGCATCTTTTTGTATGCGGCTTCTTTCGCATTGTACGATGCCTTCTTGTCCTGTTCGGCTTTGTAGCCTTCAAAATCTGCATGCTCCTTCTCGTACTTGCCTTTCCAATCATTCTTTTCATAGTCCCCCAATTTCTTCTGGAGGTCTGGGACTTTTTCCGCATCCTCTTTATACTTACTGATCTCACCCTTGAGACCTGTAACAGTTGCGGAGTGTTCTTCGATAATCGCGGAAACTTGTTCATCTGTAAGTGTCATGCTCTTTAAAAAAGCTCTTGTTAATGCCATTTGATTGCTCCTTTTCTTTGAGGGATTTCTTTCCCTAAATGACTTTATATGTAAATCGCAGTACTTCGCGATTACTTTCTAAACGTTTTTGCGGCTTTAAGGGATTTTGCCCCAAATTTGCCGTCAATTTTTAATTTACATTTCGACTGGAAAATACTAACCGCATCTTCCGTCTTTTCTCCGTATTTGCCGTCAATTTCTAATTTTGAGCCAATAGCCCAGTTTAAAAACTTCTGCAATTTTTCAATTTCCCCTCTTGTGCCTTTTAATACTGTAATACCGTCTAAAAACGTATAGTAGCCGCGTGGCGGCAATTTAGGGAATCCCCCGGTGTATTTAACCTTTTTTGCTGTTTCTTCCTTCTGTGCCGCCGGGAAGTCATGATACAAAATATTTAAATCAAAATTTCCGCTGTTGCCGGTTGAAACCTTAGCCGGAAACGCGCCAGAGCTGGTATACTGCCATGCCATAAGGTCGGCTACATTTGTAGGCTTGTAAGATTTGTTTGGTGTCGCTTTAAACGCCATGCGGTTATAGCCTTTGTAATAACGTGCAATCCACCAGTTTTTACACTTGACCTTATTTTTATCAATATGCTCCGCAAAGTATGATTTGCCGGTGTAAACGCCGAATTTATACCCTCTTGACTCAACGACAGTCTGTGCCGCATTGATAATCTCAGCAATCTTTGCTTTACTTAGCCCTGCCTGCACTTTATCCTCGATATCAAACCAAACGCCGTATTTAAAATACTTTTTGCTGATCTTGTCGAGGATGTCGCACACAAGCTCCATGTCTGACTTAGCTTTCGCCACTGTAGTAGCGTATGTGTAGTTATACACGCCCCATGGGATACCTAATTTCTCACACTTTTTATAGTTCTCCTCAAATTTTTTATCTTTGCCTAAATCCTTGCGGATAATCTTAATGATTGCACCATCGCAACCGTATTTCTTTACTTTTTTCCAGTCGATTGTGCCGTTGTATACCGACACGTCAATAATTTTCTTCTGTGCCATATTTTTCTCCTTTATAATCTTCAATCACTGTAATCCCATACTCAATGGCGCAGGTGTTTTCAATCTTGCATCCTCTTGCCTTTTCCCATCCCTTTGCAAAATACGCAATATCGGCAGTTGATAATAATTCAAGCGATTTTCCCAAGAACCAAAGCGGTCTGGCATCGACAGGAGCTGACTGGAAAAACGAATCAATAATCTCTACTGGCTCCCCTAACAGTTTTTCTGCGCTTTTAATTGCGTTTTCTCTCTCTTTTAAGATTTCCTCATCTGATTTGCCTTTCATCGGCTGACTAATAAATAATTTTTTCATTTTTTACCTCCATCTCAACACATATAAAATCTTCTGATTTCCATTGATAACTCTGTGTATTTTTTTGTATGTTCCGCCTGCTTTTTTAGTGTTAGTGCTAGCCTTTCCGGCATCCCACCACACCATTTTATTGCTCTCGTTTATTCCTGCGAAAATATTGGTGTGCAGGCGGTAAAAGCAAATGTCTCCCGGTTTTAATTTGTTTTTATAATCCCAGGGTAATTTATTTACTTTTATCAATCTATATCGTTTTGATATAGCCGCTTTTGTCCCTGTGCCCTTATAGACAACCGTTCCATTCCTGTTGCAATAAAACAGTTGTCCCGGTTTGAGGATGCCTAATTGCTGTAGGCAATAGCATACATATGACGCACAATTACTTACCTTTTTCTTCTTTGCACCCGCCCAGCTATTCGCCACGCCCTGAGAGTATTTAAATTTTTTATCAACAAAATACTCTGCTGTTTCTCTTGCCTTGACGAGTAAAGACAATCTGTCCATTATTCCATCGCTCCTTTTAATTCGTCTGCAATGATTGCTGTGTATTCTTTTGCATAATTTGCCGCCGCCGGTTTTAAATACGGCTGCGCTCTCTGACCGTTTGTGATATGCCATTGTCCCTTATCGTCCTGATAAGTCCATGGGGTCTTTCGTCCCCCTTTGTAGTACACACCAGTTCCCAGTTCTACATAGGCGGCGTATTCTTCGTTGCTACCTATTGTTTCCGTGAGATTTTCCAAGTTAGTCTGATGCGTAATACTGTTTCTCAATGCACCCGTATCAACCGGGCAAAGGTCTTTTGCGTGCCCCTCTGCGGCGGCTCCTGCCTGTTCTAACGCTCGTGCAAGTGCCATGGTGGTCTTGAGTATTACTTCGTCTACGTGGCTCACAACATCAATATCCGCCATTATATTCGCCCCCTTTGCGTTGCTAACCATTCGTAATAGGTCATGTCTTCTACGATTTCATTTCTGCCTGTTTCCAGATTTTTAACACGTATCATTCGTGGTTGTGCCAGTTCGGTAGGCAGTGCAGTTCTTTGCGTACAACGACAGTTATAAACCTCCGCTGGGATTCCGCTTGGGTCTCCCGGATACATAAGACCGTTTGAGTACGCCATGTTAAATGGTACTTCCTCACCGTCTAATGCTCTGTGACTGTCTCGTGTCCTCAAGTCCTTTGTTGCTGTCCAATGCTTAACTACATCAATTCCCATCTGGTAGGCTTCCTCGTATGCCGCCTGCCTGCCTCCATTCTGCGCTCCTGTGAATGCTGTGCGGGCGTTTCTAATCGCGGCAGTATGGTTCATACCTGTAACGTCTCGGAATCGCCCTGCGAGTTTTTTTATGCTGTCGCCCTGCAATATTCCTTGCAATAGTGCATTTTGCAATTTCTTCTTGTTCCAACGCACATCTTTGCTTTTTAGCACCCTTCGAGGCGGAAGAATCTTCTGTTTTCTGACCGTTAGTCGCTTAACTGTATGCTCATCAACCAAATTAAAAGCAATATCTCCAATCTCTTTTATCTGCTTATCAGGCATAAGAGATTTAATCATGTACGCCTCAAAGTTATGGTTAAGGGCAATCACAAGAGGGGTTTTCTCGTTGATGTATGCCGCGGCAATCTGGTTTGATTCTGTCAGTCGCCGTGCCATGTCCTCGCGGAGTGCTTCCCACCTCTGCCCTCTGCCATACTGATTCATCAGCCATGCTTCAAATTCTTTCTTGGTGTACTTCCCTGCCTGGTATGCCGCATATTCCTTAGCGTACCGGCGGGAGAATTGTTTAAAATAGTTTCTTGCTTTGCCGTCAAGTTCCTTTCCGGCTTGTTTATATACATCTGCTAACCGCTTTTCTAACTTTTGCAGTTCCTGCTCTGTCCACTTGTCGGATGGATACATAGTTATTCATCCCCTTCCGGGATATCTTCCGGCACATCTGGTTCAGGCGGCTCCGTGTAGCGGTTATATGATTCTTCGTCTAGCTTTGCCAAAATGTCCGGCACTTCCTCTGGTGCGACAAACGGTAATTTTTTTAGGATGGTTTCTTCGTCCAGATAGTTTGCTGCCTCAAGAATCATATCTGTACGCTCTTTCTCGTTACTGATTCTGTTCCGCTTAAATTGCGGTTCATCATCAATCCCCGCAAGCTCCAGAATTTTCTCAATCGCATCGCCTACGAAATACTCAAAATCATCTGCATTATCGTCCAGTGGCTGGTATGCGGCGTCGATATGGTCGTTTGTTGCTCCGGCGGCTATGGCGTGTACATCCAACGCACCGAAGTCCTCATAAATTTCTGAGCGCATCTGCGTGAGAAACTCTTTTCTGGCGGTATATGGTGGCTCTTGCGTGTATGCCTGTACCTGCCCCTCCTCGGCCTTTGCGATGTGCTGGAACTTGAGCCGGTCTCTGAATTCCGCCAGCTCGTCATCTGTCATACCGTCGGCATTAGAAATGAGCCAATACATCTGAGCGCAGTCGTCTAGATCATTAGCAAAACCACTTTGCACCGCATCGTAGGCATCAATCTTTGACTGCATTCCCCTCAGGGTGCTTATATGCCTTTTATTACCAAACATCGGCACAATGGGGAGACTGCTATAATTTTCTTCTCCGATGATTTCGGGTTCCAAATTGTTTGCGGTCTCGATTCTCTGTCTGTATGCCCGCTTGGGAGCGGTCTCTTTTAATTCTCCAAATTTACTCTCTGCGCTGTAGGTTGTATATCCATCTACTTCGTATAGCACGACCTTAAACGGTTTCTGCTCGTCCAGTTGCCAGAATCTTATGCCTGCCATCAACGCTCCTGTGTCCTCGTCCCACATCGGGGCGAACTGCGTAAAAGGAAATTCGTGCACGTGGTCTACATTCCAAAAAAGGAAGGACTGACCGTGAATTAATGCATTGTACGCCGCCTCTTTGATTCTTCTGTCAAACTGTTTGCCCAGTTTGTCCTTGACATTCATGTCGTTAAAAAAGACGCCGTTTCCTAGACTGTACGAACAACGCTGCGTATTTAATTTGTGGAAGAAATTGGAGCATATCTGCGCGTTAGACGAAAAATTATCTATCTTTTTTTGGCCTAGCAGAGTGTAATAAACACGCTGAAATTGCAAGATAGTCTCATTTTCCTGTGCGTCGTACTTGTCCGCTTTTAACGCCTCTTTGTATGCTCCTGTACTCTCGTGGAATTTTATAAACTGATTTATAAATTGCCCTTTGTCTTTTGTGGCAACAAAATCTTGATATGATAGATACATTATTATCACCCTAGAATTGATTTGTATTGTCTTGTTCGGCTGCGCTTGACGAGTTTTAATGTTTTTACAAGATACCTGATAGCATCCATCGCGTGGTCTGACTGTTTGATAACTGCGTCCCTGCCCTTATCCGCCGCGGTTGGGTCCCATGCATAGATGCCAAATTCCTCAATCGTGTGTGTGCAAGACGGGTCAAACGATAATTTGTCTTGTGTCAACATCGTCTCAACATCCGCTATCCCATCGTTAACAGTGTTATCCGCCTTTTTGACCTTATGCCCTCTACTGCGTAGCTCCACAATGAGAGCGGCAGCGGATGGGTCAACAATGACTAAATCATCTTTCTGCCCGTTTAGTGTGTCCTCTAGTCCTTTTACTAGCTCACTGACTGACTTCATGCGGTTGTTCTCTCTGCCTGAATAGTAGTACTCTTTTATGCAATGCCAGTTACCGGTATCTACTCTTTTCTGCCAGACGAGGAATACGGTAGCGTTCTGCATACCAAAGTCGGAGCTAACAATTATCTCTCCGCTAGTCTCTGCTTTGCAAACGTGTCTTGTCTCCGAAAACATATCGTACACAAGACCTTCTGCCACCGCCCAGTTGCCTAGTATGTAGCGTTGGTACCTGTGTGTCCCGGAGTACTCTTTTATTAACTCATCCACTACCGCCGGAGGCAGGCAGCCATCGTGTATGTTGTACGCCTGCTGGAATATATCTGCATCGGAATCCAGAAAGCCTTTGAACCAGTGTTTCGGTCCCGCCGGGTTGCACGTCCCATCAAAATGACTGTGCGACGTTCTGAGACGAGATTTTAACATCTCGAAAACTTCTTGGTTCCACGTCGTCACCTCATCGCCATAGGCGTACTCGATTGTTGCCCCCTGTATCCTTGCAACGTGTTTCTTATTGTCGGCACCTAGTGCATATACTTTTTTGCCAAATAGCTGTACTGTGTTGTCACTGCGTATCTCGCCAACTAGCTCTTCTCCCCAAATCTCTCGCATGGGGTCAAGTATGTTACGTTGTAGCGTGCCTCTGGTGTTTCCCAACATCACAGCCAAGCCTAATCCTTTTAGATGTGTCAGGCGTTGAGGGATTACGATTGCGTAGTCAACAAAGGATTTCCCGGAGCCTGTCGCCCCGGTCTTTACGTTCCAACGGCGGTTGCAACCTTGTAGATATTCTGCCTGTTTGCTAGTCAATGGCACTATTGACACCCCCAAGGATTTCAATAGCTTTTGCCAGTGCTTTGTCGCTTGCGCTCTCTGACTGCGGCTTATCTCGCCATTGTTCTGGCTTCCTGTTCTTTAACCAAAATATCTGTGCTGTTGTATCCGGCGCAACGTGCTTTTTTGTAACCTTTCGCTCCGTCATTACTCCGCCTTCGTACTTTTCACTCGTCTCCTCGTAGCTGTACCCTAACGCCCGTTGTAACAGGCTTTTTTCCACCTGCCTGTCCACAACATCTTTTCCCCTTTTTAAGGTATCGGCTAAAATTGGAAATTTTTTCTTCCATGTATACAAGGTGTCTGGGTTTATGCCGATGTTCGCCGCAATCTCTTTGTCTGTGCATCCATCTCGTGCCCATCCCTCTATTTTTAGCAACCCTTCTTGGGTCAGCCACTCTTGATATTTACTTATCCCATTTGGGGTCACCTCCTAAATACAACCATAACCCCGTAAACAATTTATTACGGGGTTATATGAAAGAAAAGAAAATATGAAAAAAATCGTTTACACCAGTTGCATTGTGCAACTAGATACAAGTATAAGGAATTGCACCTTAACAGCCGCCGGGGTAAGACTAATAAGCGGCTGGTCTCTAAACACTTGTAGACCCGCAACCTGTATGGAACGTAAGGCACCGTGGGATAGGTGTCTTGCGTACTCTCTTTTACGCGGATGAGAGTTTACACTTTTACCACAAAAAGATAGAGGAGGTTATGTCTCACAAAAAGTTACCAGTACTCGTCCGTACAAGTGTATTGTACGACATCTTTTAAGCCACGTTAGACAAACATAAAAAAAGAGGGGGAAATAATTCCCCCTCTCTAATATCCCGCATATTTCCCAGCCAAATTGGCGAAAGCACTAAGCCATCTGCGTATAGTCATTTCTGCATATCCAAGCTTATCCGCCGCCCCTGCTATCGTGTATCTATCCTCAAAATACACCAGCTGTACAGCTTTCATTCTGTCCTCACCGTTGTCCATACCCTCTGTCTGTTTTATCGCCTTGTTAATAGCGTACATCCATAGGGCTGACTGAGCTGTATTTTCTGCAATCAGTTTGTCTGGGTATTTTTTTACCTGCTTTACTGCGTGTCCGTACCAGTCGTGTTTGGGGTTGCTCATTTTTCTTGCCTCCGCGTAATCATCGCTAATATCATCATTACTGCTGCATAAATCTTATCTTCTTTTTCCCTTTCTTGTCTTCATGCTTTTACCCTTTGTAATCTTCGAATCGTTTGCAAACTGCAAAAATAGCTCTAAAATTCACCCACCGTTGTAACCGTCGCAACGGATCTCTTTTTTTTAATTCGTGCTTGTTGTAAATCATCACATAGGGCGAATATCCCAGATCTCGTAATGTATATATTCGTTCTAGGTCTTGCTCGAACGTAGTGTTAAAACCACATAAGACATACACTGTCATTTTTCCTTTAGTCCATCCTGTCATTTTTTGAAACTTTTCAAATTTCGGGACAATCATTCCCCTGTCCTCATATTTATCCCATGCGAAATGTATTTGTCTTATCTTCATTTTTTTGATAAATTCGACTTTTTCCTCTGTCATAACTCGAATATCGCAGCCTTGTGAAAAATTTATGTATGCGTTACTATCAATCAGTTGCTGGCTCAAATCTTTCCAGTCTCGGCAAGCAAATAAATTTGGATCTAAAAGAACGATATTTTTCTGTCCGTTCCAGAATTCGGATAAGTTAGCTACTTTTCGGCTTATTTTTCCCTCTTTTTTTCCAACTATGCAAAAGTCGCAATTACGCGGGCACCCCCTAGTGAGAAAGCCATAAGCCGTATCTTTACATAGCCCTGGATAAAGACTGTAGTCCGGATAGATATGTTCAATTTTTTCAGGCAATGGATGGCCGCCGGTTGGATAATCATAACCGGTTCCGCTACGAATAATCTCTTTTCCATTTACTGGATGCAAATAATCTTCCGTAAATGTGAAAATTTTGCTCATATATACCCTGTCTGGTGGTTGTCTCCATGCTGTTAATGCATCATACCATTCGACCGTATCTCCGATTTGTTTATGATATGCCGATAACTTCATTAAGGGAAGATTGGGGAAATTATGACTGTCTACATCAATCAATGCTACTCTCATAAAAACCTCTTTTCTAAATATGCTCATGTGGTTCGACTGGTTCCCAGTGTTTTTCAGCTTCCTGCTCAACCAATCGGTTATACCGCTCCATAAATTCGTCCTCGCTTATTTCACCCTACATAAATTTTTCTGATATGCTCACGTAGGCGTTCATTGGTATCCTTTTTAGTCGGTTACACCGCTTTGCAAACTCCTCATCACTTATTTCATCTTTTATGTATTGCTGTGATAAACCCATATATGTATCCGGCTCTATCGCATCTATGTGCTTCTCATCCTCTCTGTCGCTCATACCTTACTACCTCCCCTTATCCTTCATCATTAACTCAACCCATTTTCTCGCTGTTTCTTTTTGCGCGTCTTCAATGTCTTCCCACGCGTCTGTGTTGTGGGCCAGTATATCACAAATCAATATAACTTCTACCATATTTTTACGCAAAATACCCTCTGCTCTTACCACTTGCGCCGGGGTTGGGTTAAATTCCATAATTGCTGCGCGCATCGTTGCGGCTTTGGATAATTCATCCGCCTTTTCCGTTAATTTGCTAAACAATGTGCCTATCTCTAAATGTTCTAACAAATAGTCTTTCACTTCACTGTTTTTCATTTCTTCTACTTTCATTTTCTTTCCTTTCCCCTCCGGAATAAATCCGGAGGAATCAATGGCATATAGCTCCTCATGGAACCGTTAACATGTTGCTGTAATGTGTATCTATCCTTAACCCCGGAGGGTGTCCAGCTTTAATATCTTACCCAGTCAAACGGCAATTTATTTACTAGCAGGCAAGCCGCGCCCTCCTTTCCTACCGCAAAAAGGCAATTTCGGCAATATTTATGCTCGTTGCAGTACTTCTTGAGTATTTTCGCCGCTTTTCTTGCTTCTGAGTCTCCTGTTTTTTTCATTACGCCACCTCCCTGATCGTGATGCCATACCGTTCAAGCATCAGCTTTCTCTTGATGATGTATTCCGGATTTTTTCTTGTGCGCGGGGATTTTACGTCCTCAACAACAATCTTTCCCTCTTTGTCTGTGTAGCGGAAATCTGCTGTATATGATACGGGGCGTTCTGTAGTGCCATCCTCTCGTTTCTGGCTGCCTATAAGGATGTATCTAGCCTGTCGCTCTAATCCTGTAATTTTCCCCGCTTGTTGCATCGCCGCCAGCTCTAAATAGCGATGCATTTCTCTTTTGCTATCAAACTTCCCATCTTTCGTAAAAATCTTTTTATTTCTAAACTTATTCACAGATAATTCCTCCCAAATGTTTTGATAAATTCTTCCCTCGTTCCGTTGTTCTCCTCCCAGTACTTCTGTGCTAGTTCTTTGAGATACCTGTCTAGCGGTCCGTTGGGATTGCGATGTACTGCCTCGCCGCCGTTGGTATGGTGATTTAAACATAAATAAACTGTAAAACCATACTTTTCGGCTTGTTTTCTGTTGCTGCTGCCATATAAGACGTGATGCCTATGTAAATTTTGGGTTGTTTTGCAGAAAAAACACTCTTTTTTAGTTTGTAGTACGCTATTCATCGCTAGAATCCTCGCTTGTGAAATGATATTCCATTAAATCAGCAATCATTAGGTATTCTTTTGCTATTTTTCCGTTTCGTGTTTCTTTTACCTGTTTTCTAAATCCTTCCAAGTCTCCATGGAAACACCCGCAATTAACCATTATTTTTTTATTTTTGCCCCTATAAAAAGTTGTGCAGCGGAATTCTGTTCCGAAGCCCTGTACTAATGCATAATCTGCGTCGCCGTAAACCCATGCGTTGCCGGAAACCCTTGCGTTGCCGGAAACCCATGCGTTGCCGGAAACCCTTGCGTCGCCGTAAACCCTTGCGTTGCCGCGAACCCATGCGTTGCCGCAAGCCCATGCGTCGCCGTAAACCCTTGCGTCGCCGTAAACCCATGCGTTGCCGTAAACCCTTGCGTCGCCGGAAACCCTTGCGTTGCCGTACACCTTTGCATCGCCGGAAACCTCTGCATTGTCGAAAACCTTTGCATTGCCGTGCACCCATGCATCGTCGTAAACCTTTGCATTGCCGTACACCAATGCATCGCCGGAAACCTCTGTACCGCCGTACACCTCTGCATTGCCGTAAACCTTTGCATTGCCGTGCACCCATGCATCGTCGTAAACCTTTGCATTGCCGTGCACCCATGCGTTGCCGTAAACCCTTGCGTCGCCGGAAACCCATGCATTGCCGTCTTGCGATACATTTTCTTCTTTCTCTACATATCCTCCAAGTTCTCCAGCTTTCACGTCTCCAAATTCAACCAGCGCTTTAATTCTGAATAATTTTTTTCCAAACGCATTTGTGATAAATTCTGTTGTTAATTCAAATTTTTTCATTTTTCTTCTTCCTTTCTTGGCTTCCATTTTCCTAGTATTTGTTTTAATTCTCTTGGTGTTAGCGTTTCAATTCCTAAGTCTTCCGCTTCCTGTATCGTGCCTTTGATTAGCTCACTCATTTCCCGACTGTCATAGGTGTGCGAGCCTCGCATGAGCCTGTAAAACACTACCTCTTTGCCTTTTTCTAGCCGCCGTCCTATCGCAACCGTGTGAATGTCCTCTTTTTTGTACATGATGTTGGTTGGAACATTGGTTTTTAAAACTGCTATGTCCCCTTTTATCAGCTCCGGCTGTCCGTATCTGCCTATCATCAAATTCTTGGCTTCTGCCTTGCTCGTTCCGACTTTTTCCGCTATTTTGGTGACTAGGACGTGGAAATAAGCGTTTGCCGACAAGCTCCTTTTCTTGCGGAACGGTTTAATTATTACGGACAGCTTTTCCAGCTTTTTCAGTTCATCCACGCCCTTTATAAACCGCTCCGCCTCGTTGATTTCCAGGGTAACTGTTATCTTTTTGCTAAAATAATCCACCGCTAAGTTTTTTATTTTTCCAGTTAAATCCATGCTATTTTAGTCCTAATTCCTTCATGGCTTCGGCATATTGTTGTTGCGTCGTCTGGTACAATGATTTTAAACCTCTTTGACTTGCCCATTCTTTAATCTGGGCTTCCGTCATTCCTTTTTTTTGCATCAAATCATAGAGTCGTTTCGCCTCTTTCTCCGTGACAACCTCGTTGCGTTTGTATTCGTCTGTATCCGCGTCTTTCGAGTCGTCCAGAAGAAACAAGCTATTTAACGCGTATTTTCTCGCGTAGCTCGATGCTGAGCCGGTAACTTGTGCTGCATCCATCTTTTTTTTGCTTTCCTCCTCCCTGGCGTATGCTGTAGTGCGAAAACTGCCCTCGCTTTCTATGTCTTTTAAAATCGCTGTCGCCTTTATGTAAAATCGGTTGCCCAGCATAATAACTTCGTCGTTTACGGCTAATATTAAGCCTTCCCTGTCCAATAAAGGCTTTACTGCCTCATAGATGTCCTCTAAGCTCCTGTAACTATAGCCGCCATACTCACTGTATTTACTCTTTGGCACCTTTAATTCTGCCTGAATTCTTTGCAACTTTTTGTGAATATCTCCCATCTTTCTTACCTCACTATCACGCTCTTTGAGGTCTCAATGTGTGCCCCTGCGACCTCTTTCCCCTCTTTAATCGCCTTTTTAATCGCTGTCTTGTCCGCCTGTGGCTCTGGAATTCTGATGTATTCCTCTGACAGACTACCTAAGTCGTCAATGGTCACAGACTCGCTGCTCTTGTAGAATACGCTGACTCTTGCCGTCTTGAGCTTTTCGCCGCCAAGAGCATGAGACAGATAGTCCTTGCACCTCTGTGCGGCGTTCTCGCAACTTCTACGGCGTTTCGCAAGCTTTTCTTCCTCCTCTTTGATTGCCTTTGCTTCTGCGGCATAATTCTTCACCGCCAGCGCGATTCCCTCCACCTTTTTGTCTCTCTCGATGTTGAGAGCATCAAGTTTTTCGAGGTCAATAATTTCTCCTGTCTCCTCGTCTACGCAATCCATAATTGCACTGTCAATCTCGTATAATGTCATTGCTCTTCTTCCTCCTCGTATCCCTGCTCATATTCGTTGTAACTTGTCGCACCTCGTTTGATTGCTTTGTGTGCTGTTCTGCACTCATATTCCGCCTCAAGGCGCTGTGTTTCTAAATATTCTTTTACAAAATCATTCATTCGCTTATTATCCCCGACATGCCGACCTCTATACATTCATTGCATATATATCCAATTTTGCGATTGTAAAACGCTTCTCCTCCTCGTATTTTTTCTTGACAGATAACACAAACCGGACGTTGCGCTAAAAACCACTTTTCCTCCTCGTACATTTTTTTGATCTCCTCATTGTATCGGTCTGCCATTTCCTGTCCCCCATGCCTCTTTAATAGCCTTTCTCAGTTCGTTGTAACCTCTGGCGTATGCCTCTATCCTTTTCATGTCGTTGCTTCTTTCAACGCCCAGTCTAAATAACTCAAGCAGTCCCTGTGCTACCTCTTTGTCTTTGACAGCAATCGTGACTTCCGCCGGGATCACTCCCTTCCCTGTCACTTCGTTGTCATATTCTTTCGCCGGAAATCCGGTTGCATTAATCATCGTATCCATAGCCCATCCTCTCTTTCTTTCCTGCTATCCAATCCCCTAACGCTCCACTACATTGTTCCGGGGTATAATTTTTATTATCCTGCTCTAATCGCTCAACTATTTCTCCCAGTGTGGGTAGTTCTGGTACTGTTTCTTTCTGCTCTATCGCTCCCGCCGCCTGTATCATCTTTTGGAGTTTCGGTGGATACTTGTCTATCTCCTTTTGTCTTTCTAACGCCGCTCTGTAGCTCCTAAGGAAATTTGACTGTATGACCGTCTGAAAGTCCGCCGAATCTACTACCGCCCAGTCATGGAGCGTCTGCGGCGTTCCTACCGCCTTTTGTAACGTAGGGGGCAGTTTGTTAAACTCCTCTCTGTAACCGTAAATCCCATTACTGCACGCCTTTGCCACTGTTGCCCATGCTTCCTGCTCACTCAGGTAGCTGCTTTCTGCTTTGAGCTTGCTGGCACACTCCAAAATATCTGCTGGTGTTGGTGGGAACTTGCCAGTTGTCATGTACATCTGTGCCGCTACGCTTATTGTCTGGTAGTCGTTGTTCTTGCCTACCAGGCGGTACCACATGTCCAACGCCTGTTCGTTGGGAACAAATCCCGGAGCCGTGTAGACGGTTTTTAGTGCGGCTACGATTTTAGAAAACTCCGAAATCGTCATACATTCCGCCTCCCTCCTGTTCTTTCTGTGCCGCCCAGTGCTGTATATCTCCGTACAGCCGATCGTTGATGTTCTTCGTGCTGTCGTTACCTGTTTTCAGCTCAAAGAATCCTAACCACTCCTTGTCCAATGACTGGTCTATGATTTTTTTCATCGTTCCCAAATCTCCGCCGGACAACTCGTGTAATTTTTTGAGCAAAGCTTTCAAAGCTCTGTCTGTTCTTACTGGCTTTCTGATTTTCTTACGCATAGCAAGGAATTCCAAAAACTTGCAGTTAAGTTCTTCATCCTCGAAATACTGTTCTGGTTCTTTCTTTGCGCGCGCACTCTCTTTTATTCCTTTAGTACTTGATTCCTTAAGTATTTTATTATTTAAGTATTTTATTCCTTTAGTATTTAATTGCGTTGGATTTTCCTGCATAGGTTTTTCCTGTATTGGTTTTTCCAATATAGGCTTTTCCTCTTTAGGTTCTTCCAATACAGGTTTTTCCTGTGTTGGCTTTTCGTAAATGTCGTAAACTGTACCGCTTACCTGTCCTTTTTCGTTTCTCTCACGAGTCACTTTCAGGTATCCGAACGTCTTTAACTCTTCTAATGCGGCTCTTACGCCGTCTACGCCGTCTTTGTTCAAATTTGCCAGCCCCTTAACTGTGAAATCCCAGTCTTCCGGTAAACTAAGCATAAGACTCAGTAGACCTTTTGCTTTTAAAGACATATCCTTTTCTCTAAAATGATAATTCGACATAACGGTGTAGTCTGTCGTTTTATTTATTCTCATTACTGCCATGTCTACCTCCTATCTTGACAAATCGCCAAGTCTTTTGTAAAATCTAGTTATGTTTTATTTAGCAAGAGCTTAATGGTAGGGCTCTTCCTTTTTTACCTCGTGTTCTACGCCGTCTTTATCAGTGTAAAACACTTTGTCATACTCTACGCCCTGTTCTTTTCCCAAGAGGGTGTAGAGTAGTCTGGCAACATACTCAGGTCTTGGAGGTTCATTCATTTTTTATTCACCCCCTAACTCCTTTTCAGGTATCACAACTATTTTCACGCCCAGCTCCTTAGTGATGCGTTTCAAAGTTTCCGCATTAGGAAATCGTCTGCCCGTTTCGTATTTTCTGATTGTAACTTCAGCTAATCCACATCTTTCAGCCAGTTCTTTCTGGGTGATTCCACGTGCTTTTCTTGCTATTGCAAGCATCCCCCTTATATCTCCTACTTCCATCTTTACACCTCGAATCTCTGTTGACGGTTATATTCGTCAATTCTTAACTTTGTGTTTGTTTTCGGTTCCCAGTTGTCTACATAGTCAATAGCTTCCTCATATCGTTTGCGAGGGATATTGTTCCGGCTGTTAACTTTAAATCTGTCTTGCAAATCCCTGTTGCACTCTGCAAATACAACTTTACTGATGTATGCATATGCTTCTGTGTTCTTGCCGCCTAATGCATTTAAAACAGCTTTATTGACGTGCTGTCGCAATGCCTGTTGTTGTCCGTAGTCAATTACCATGTTACTCTCAAGGTTCTTTATACGGTCTTCGTGGTCTCCATAGCCTGTGGCGAGTAAGCCTATCTGCTCCGCTATTGTTGTAGGCTTCTGGTAACTTCCTGTCTTTCTGATTGACGGAAGAACCTCAGAAGTAACCCATCGTTTGAAACGCTTGGCGGACTCTAATTTGCTTCCAAATATTAAGGAGTACAAGCCTGACTCATTGATAATAGTCATTTCCTGTACGCCGCCAAGGGTGCCCTGAATCGGGGCGTCCTTTTTATCTTCGCCATCAACATGGGTTGCAATGGCGTTTCTGGCTTTGGCGTACCCTAATGATTCAGCCACATCTTTCCCGACAAACCACGGTTCTCCTTCGACAACCAATGTGCGAACCTCTCCGAATTCGTTATTTTTAAAAATTTGAATATTATTCATCTAGTCACCTTCCTTTCTTAAAAGTTAAACAATGTTAAGCTTTTAAGTGAAAAAAAATTCACCATATTCTTCTAATGGAATGTGAAGAAGGTTTCCCCATTCAACCATATCATTTTGAGAAAAACCGACTTTTCCATTCATTTTTCTAGATACGGAAACATTACTTTTTTTCAAGGTTTCCGCAAATTTTTCTTGTGAGCCAAACTTTTCAACAATTCGCCCTCTTAATTTATTATATTTATATGGCATCTTTTAACCCTCCCTTCTTTTGAAGACATTTATAGTTTAACACTGTTTAACTAGAATGTCAACAAAAAAGTTTAAAATCATTTAACCTTTTTGTTGAAAGTTAAACTTTGTTATGTTATCATTAATATGTAGAAAGGAGGAAGAAATTTTGTGAAACACGAGGTTACCGCAAAAAGAATACGAGAAGCATTGTCCGACGCTAAATTGAAACCGCAAGAACTAGCAGAAAAATCTAAAGTTAGTAAATCGTCAATCAGCCAGTATGTGAATGGTTCACATCAACCGTCTAACATAAGTAGTGGAAAGATGGCGAAAGTATTAGGTGTTGAGCCTATGTGGCTTATGGGTTTTGATGTACCAAGGTATTAACTCCCGAAGCAGCAAAAGATGATTTTAGATTCTTAGAAAAATTTTCTCTCTTGGAAGAAAGGGATAAGAAAATTGTTATGGATATGATCGAATCAATGCTTTCGAGAAAAACAGAGAAGTAGGTCATCCCCACTTCTCCGCAAAAAGTTTTATAAAAGTATGCAGGTAAGCTAATGCGCCTGCATCTTTTATTTTGTCTAACAATGCTATGATTTCCTCTCTGTATTCTTCTCCCATTGTTACTCCTTTCTCAATATAAGCGATACTTTATATTATCATTATAGAAAATTCGTTCTGGATTATCAAGAGTCTTTGCTATAATATTTTTTATGTTTTGATTAAAGAAAATATGCAAATTTATTCAGTTTTATAATGACAAATCATTTTATTTATTATATAATTATTTACAACAAACCATTTTGCTAATATTTGCAATATGGTAATAATGAAAAAGGAGCAGAAAATATGAGCAAAGAAAAAACTAAAGTTTGCAAGCATTGCAAAGAAGAGATCGACGCAAAAGCTAAAGTGTGTCCTCATTGCCAGAAGAAACAGGGCGGC